TAAAATTAAGACGTGGTACTACAACTCAGCACGGGTCATTTACTGGTGCTGAAGGTGAAGTAACTGTAGATACCACAAAAGATACTCTTGTCGTACATGACAACAGTCAAGCAGGAGGAAGACCTCTTGCAAGAGAGGACTTAAATAACGTATCCAGTTCAACGATTGCTGGTAGGTTAAGTAATGATTCTATAACTCCAGCAAAAATAGGAGCAGGAACTTTACCTTCTGACGTAACTGTAGCTAGTGCAAACTTAGTAGACGGTACAATCGTAAATGCAGACGTTAACGCATCTGCTGCAATAGCTGGAACTAAGATTTCTCCTGACTTTGGATCGCAGAATCTCACATCAACTGGATACTTTAGCTTTGGAACTGCTGGTGGTACTGATAACCAATCAAATTCAAATCTTAGAATACAAAATACATATCCAACTTTATTTCTTAATGATACTAATACTAATAATGATTTTTATATAAGAAATGCTGATGGTACTTTTGGTATTCATGATGTCCAAAATTCGGCAGATAGATTAACAATAAATTCAAGTGGTACAGTAGCTACAGGTGGCAACCTAGACGTTGGTGCTGGACTTGATGTAACAGGAAACATAACAGTTACAGGAACAGTTGACGGTAGAGACGTAGCTAATGACGGTGGTAAACTTGATAGTATTGAAGCGTCAGCTACTGCTGACCAAACTGCTGCTGAAATACGTACACTTGTAGAATCAGCATCTGACAGTAACGTGTTTACTGATGCTGACCATACGAAGTTAAATGGTATAGAAGCTAGTGCAACTGCTGATCAAACTAATGCTGAGATAAGAGCAGCAGTAGAAGCAGCTACAGATTCTAATGTCTTTACTGATGCAGACCATACAAAACTAAATGGTATAGAAAGTGGTGCGACAGGAGATCAAAGTAATGCAGAAATCAGAACAGCAATTCATAATGCTTCTGACAGTAATGTATTTACTGACGCTGACCATGCAAAACTAGATGCACTGACAACTTCAAACGGTGTCATACTTAACGGTGTAACTGCAACAACACAATCTGCAGGTGATGCTTCAACAAAGGTTGCTACAACTGCGTACACAGATACAGCTATATCAAACTTAGTAGACTCATCCCCAAGTGCTCTTAATACTCTTAACGAGTTAGCAGCAGCTATGGGTGACGATGCTAACTTCTCTACAACTGTAACTAACAGTATTGCTACTAAAATGCCATTGGCTGGTGGTGAGTTTACAGGTAATGTAACTTGTGAAAATATCACACCTGATGCAGACAGCTCTAGAAACTTAGGTACAAACTCTGTAAGATTTGCAACTATATATGCTGACAGTTTTGTTGGTAGTGGTGCAAACTTAACAGGTGTTGAATCGTTTGTTTCTGGTATGATCTTATTATGGTCTGGGTCTACAGGTAGTATTCCTAGTGGATTTGTACTATGTAATGGGTCTAACAGTACACCCGATCTTAGAGACAGGTTTGTTGTTGGTGCTGGTAACTCTTACGCTGTAGGAAATACAGGTGGTAATAATACTGCTACAGATACAGTTAACATTTCTGGATCTGATACTGTAAACGTCAGTGTATCTGGATCTGGTACAACAGGTAATGAATTTGGTAACTTTGGTAGTACTAACTTATATGGTTATAATGGTACTGGTGTTCAATACAGAAACATGACTAACTTTTATTGGGGTACTACAACTCATGCTCATGGTTTTAACTTCTCTGGATCTGGTTCTGATACAGTAAACATTTCTGGTTCAGACACAGTAAGTGTTGATACAAGATCACCTTACTATGCTCTTTGTTATATCATGAAAACTTAAATGGATGTACCTGCTATTTATTTACCAACGGTAGAAAAAATAGAAACTATATCTATACCGATACCCACAGGTAACATACCTACTTATGTACCCTTGGTAGTGCCTCCTAGTGATCTTAGAGAACCAGAAGGCACACAACCAGAAACTACAGAAGAAGAAACACCTACTGGTATTAGACAAATTGATATTCCGTTTACGAATTATGAAATGCCTTTACCAGAAAATGAAATACTTATAACGGCTTCTACTACAGCAGTCGTTTCTGTAGCTGCAACCTTAACTGCAACAGCAGCTTTTAAATGGGTTGTTACAGCTATGAAACCAATACTTAAAACAGCATGGAAGAAGACAAAGTTATCAAAGGACAACCCAAAAGTTTCTTAAAAAAAATGAAAGATGTTGCAGAAGATAAAGAACATCAAATAGAATTTTTAGGAACTATAGTTAGACTAGGTGTAGTAGTATGGTCTGGATTTATCATTACTATGAACTATGTAGATATACCTATGGTTAAGAAATCTGGTAACTCTGATATCACTTTCGTAGCCAGCGTTTTTACGGGAGCCCTAGCCACATTCGGTTTGACTACTGGTAAAAATGGAAATAGCAAAACAGTAAATTGCCCTATGGCAAATAAAGACAAACCTAAAACATGAGAAAACTATTTATTGCTATGCTACTGCTACCTGCAGGTGCATATGCGAATGTTGTCACGCCTCAGTTTACTACAGGGTCGATGAACAGTACGACAACTACAACACAAACAATAACCGAGGTCGAGCAGCGTCAAGTTTTTGGTTCTGCTTCAAACACTTGGTCTGGAACCAACGTAACACCTTCAGCTGATATAGCTGGTAGTGGAACAACATTTACAGTTACCAACACCGCAAACCCTTGGACACTAGAAACAACAACCAGAGCAGCTGGTTTAGTAGAGCAGTGGGATACCACAACAAACTATACAATAAACTCTACTACTACATCGCTTTCTGTATTCTCACAATAACACCAATATATGCAGAAGGAGACACAAACAACTCGTCCAACCCTGTGGCAGCAGCAACAGGAAATGTTACCAATCAGGCTGTGCAATTTCAAAATAATGGAGCACCGTCTAGACAACAATATGGTTCTTCCATATCTTGTAACGGATCAACAATGACGTTTAGCCCTTTTTATATGGGTAACGATACCTCACCGTATGACGATGAAGGTTATGTTATATCAGAAAACTGGGGCTTTCAAATAAACTTTTCAGTACCTTTAGACAAGCGTGGTCTTGAACAATGTAGACAGATTGCCAAACGTCAAGAGGAAAAGATGAGATTAGATTATGAGTTAGTTCGTGCTCTTAAATGTGCAGAGCTTCAACAAAAAGGGTTTACGATACGCCCTGGAACTCGTGTTTATGGCATGTGTTCTGACATCGTACCTATACAATCTTTATTAAGAAAATGACTGAACCCACCCGTTTAATTTATGATGACTTTTTAAAACCAGAATATTTTAATATACTTGAAAATTTGTTATGGCATCCTAATATACCTTGGCAATGGCAAAGAGGTCTTGCATATGGCGAAGATATGGCTATGGGAGAGTATGATTGGAGAATGGCTCTTAAATTACATGATGCTTATGATGGTTGGTACGATTTAAATGGGCGTATTGTTACAGATCAAAACAATAATAATTTAGTTGATATAGTAAAATTACCATTAGCAAATATACCAAATTGGGAACATATGCTTAGGTGTAAAATCAACTTTGACCATAAAATGTATGATAACAATAAACCAATTCATTGCGAAACTGGTTGGCATACAGACGTAAGAGTTGGTAACAAAGGTATATATACAGCTATATTATATATGGATACTAATAATGGTTATACAGAATTTAAAGATGGTGCAAGATGTGAGTCTAGAGCAAACAGAATGTTAATTTTTGATGCTAAAGAATTACATCAGGGTGTTACCCAAACAAACACAGAGTTTAGAAAAACAATAAATTACGTATTTACAGCACACTTACTACCTAAAGGAGGAACCAATGTTAGCACTAATTAAACCACTTGTATTAACAGCTTTAAAAAGCCCTAAATTCAAACAGTTTGTAGTTGATTTACTAGAAAAATTAGTTCAATCTACAGACAATGAACTTGATGATAGAGCACTACAAATTGTTAAAAAAGGACTTGATATAGAATGACCCTAACCGCACCTATGGTTATTGATGACCTACTACCACGAGATATGTTTGAGTTTTTTTCTCATACAATAATGACCTGTAATGAATATAATTTATTACCATTTACGGCACATCCAAGCGAAGACACAATGCACGGTGACAAGCTACACGAAACTCAAGCTCAAGCCATAATGTATACACAAATAAATGAATGTCAAGTTGTTAAGTCATATACGTGGCATGATTTAACTCCGTGTATTAATAAATTAAATGAAGCATTAGGTATTAGCAAACTTTATTTGGCAAGAGTTAATGTTACATTTGCTGCTACAAAACAGTACTTAGGTAACTATCATGTTGATATGAAAAACCATTGTAAAGAAAAAGATCTTTTTACATGTTGTTATTACTTAAATGATAATAATGGTCAAACAACTTTTAGAGAAACAGGTCAAAAAGTGTCATCAAAAGCCAATAGAGCGGTAGTATTCCCACACAATATGGAGCATGCACTTCTATGGAATACTGACACTAAATTAAGATACGTCTTAAACTTAAATTATGAAACAGAATAGAGCAGGAGAAGAACAGTTTAACGAATTACATAAATTAGTTACAACTGAACTTATAGACAGAATACGTAGCGGTGAAGCTACTACCGCTGACCTAAAAGCTGCTGCTGACTGGCTATATAAAAACGACATTACAGGTGTGGCATTTGACACATCACCATTGTCACAACTAGCCGACATTATGCCTAGTGTCGATTTTGATACAGTCCAGAAATCGGTAATTAAACATGGCTCCTAGAAAACTACCACGGAAACAATTAAAACGAAGTGCAAGAAACTACAGAGACAACCCAAAATCTAGAGCTAAAAAAAACGCCTACAACAGAAAGCGTAACGCAACACCAGAAGCCATCAAATACAGAGTCGAGCTTAAACGAGCTAGGCGAAAAGCGGGGGCAGAAGGTAAGGGCGGTAAGGATTTTTCACACACTAAATCAGGAAGATTAGTAAGAGAAGATCCCTCTAAAAACAGAGCTAGAAACAGAAGCAAAAAATGACACCAGTACTTCCTAACTATAAACATTACACACAAAACTTAATAGTCATGACATCAGCAGACGCTAAACGGTTATGGAGAAAAGCTATTAAGGAGGCAAACAATTATGAATGTATCTATTGCGGACAAAAACATCATGAATATGATCTTACCATTGACCATGTACATCCCCGAAGTCTGGGAGGTGATACCAATACTTGCAACTGTGTTCCCGCCTGTAGACGATGTAATCAACAAAAAGGAAGTAATAACTGGTTAACGTGGTTTAGGAATAACTTCCCACCAAACCCATTTAGAGAAAACCTAATTTTAAATTGGATTAAATGAACAAATTATTTAACCCTAACAAGTTATTATTACAGGAACTCAAAGACATAGCACAAGCTACACCTAAGCCCTTACGTTGGGCTATGGTGTGGTTTTTATTATGGTTTGAACCTAAGTATGTAGACTACAAAGCTAAGAAAGCTGTAGATGATGCTTTGGAGGAATACCATAAACTATGTGAATTTTGTGAAGACTGGCGTAATGAACCTAGTGTTAAGGTTATACCTTCTGATGTGAAGGGTTTACAAGACATGAGTATTAACATTAATTATGAGCGAAACACCGATGCCGAATGTGACATCTGAAGATGACGCAGTTTTAAATGGAGTTGATGAATTTTTAATAGAAAAAGAAAGTTTTAAACCCGAAGCTTACCGTGTTCAATTACCAAATGGAAATTTTAGTGATTGGACTTATGGTTATGGTTTTGAGTTTAAAGGTGATGAACAGACTAGAGTTCAAGAAGGTGACACTATTACTAAAGAAGAAGCTAGGCCATTATTAAGGCAAAAAACACAGAGAATACACGAATTTTTTAAAAAATACCCCGCATATGACCAAATGACACCTGCACAAAAAGTAGGAGTTATTTCATTTGGATTTAATAATGGTATAAATGTGTTTGATGATCCAGATAACCCTAATCTTCGTGGTGCATTAGACAGTGGTAATTTAGATAACATTCAATATTGGATGCGTCAGTTTATGAGAGACAGTAGAGGACAAATAGTTCCAGGATTAGTTAATAGACGTAATGATGAGGTGAGACTAATGAATGACCCTACGTATTTAACTAACCCATTTGATGACGGACGTAACCCTTCAGCAGAATCTGAGACTACTGGCCCATGAATATAGAAGACAAATTAAAAGAAGATTTTAGGTACTTTTTAACTGCTGTGTGGACACACCTTAGCTTACCAGCTCCTACAAGAGCACAGTTATGTATAGCGGAGTATCTCCAGCATGGCCCAAAAAGACTACAAATCCAAGCCTTTCGTGGTGTCGGTAAATCTTGGATTACTGCTGCTTTCGTTCTTTGGACGTTATTTAACGACCCTAATAAAAAGATCATGGTTGTATCGGCATCTAAAGATAGAGCTGACAGTTTCTCCATCTTCTGCCAACGACTAATACTAGAAGTGCCTTGGATGGCACAGCTAAAACCTAAGAACGATGACCAAAGATGGTCTCGTATATCATTTGACGTAGGGCCAGCAGCCCCGCATCAAGCCCCCTCAGTTAAGTCTGTAGGTATTACAGGACAGTTAACTGGATCGAGGGCAGATCTAATGGTACTCGATGATGTAGAAGTACCAAATAATAGTATGACGGAGCTACAACGTGAAAAACTTTTACAGCTTGTTACTGAATGTGAGTCTATTCTTACTCCTAAACGTGACTCTCGTATTATGTTTCTCGGCACTCCTCAGACGACATTCACTGTATATAACAAGTTAAGGGAGCGTAGCTACAGACCATTTGTATGGCCAGCTAGATACCCCCGCAAAACTGCTATGTATGACGGTTTACTTGCACCTCAGTTGCAAGAAGACTTAGACAATAAAAACTTAGCATGGGAACCTACAGATACACGATTTAAAGAAGGTGATTTACTCGAAAGAGAGGCATCTATGGGTCGTAGTAACTTTATGCTACAGTTTATGCTAGATACTACTCTATCTGACGCTGAGAAGTTTCCCTTAAAGTTTGCAGACCTAATAATTAACCCTGTTAACCCAACACATGCACCCGAAAACATAATATGGTGTTCTAATCCAGAAAACATGTGTAAAGACTTGCCATGTGCAGGACTCCCAGGAGACTATTATTATAAGCCAATGCAGATACAGGGAGAGTGGAAAGAATATAGTGAGACTATTTGTAGCGTAGACCCCTCTGGAAGGGGCTCAGACGAGACTGTAGCATGCTTCTTATCTCAGTTGAATGGATTTATATACCTACACGAAGTATACGCCACTAGAGACGGTTATAGCGACAAGACATTATTAGACATATTACAGAGGTGTAGAAAGTATGGTGCGGGTACGTTGCTCATCGAGAGTAACTTTGGCGATGGTATTGTATCAGAGCTATTTAGAAAACATTGTCAAACGACAAAAACAAACATTAACATAGAGGAGACTAGAGCAAATGTCAGGAAGGAAGATCGGATTATTAGTTCTCTTGAACCTGTCTTTAATCAGCATAGGCTTATTGTGGATCCTGCCGTCATTAACTGGGATTATAAAAGTAATGAGAATGAGGCGACTGAAAATAGATTCCAATATATGCTTGCTTACCAAATCAGCCGAATGTGCCGAGAAAAAGGAGCTGTACGACATGATGACAGGATCGACTCCCTCGCCCAAGGCGTTAAATGGTTTACAGATGCCTTAGCACTGTCAGCCGAGGAGTCCATAAAAGACAGAAGACAACAAGAGTGGATAGACCACTTAGAAGCTTGGATGGATGATCCTGTAGCAGAGGCTAATCATATGGTGATGGGAATGGATTTAGAACAGAGGAGAGAAGCTAGAGGATCGACTAAAAGCCACACCCACACTTGGATTTAGAGTAACCCCACCATAATACACGGGGAAGTGGTGCTCCTCGTGGGTGGAAACAGCGGTCAAGAGGGTGAGTGGAATAAAAACCTCCACCCTCTTCTAACACGAGATTACTTTCGTGGTACTATTAACCATACTCTACCACCACTCTAGTACACTTCGTACTGCACGACCATGAAAAAACTACTTATTATTCTCCTTGTACTGCGTGTTGCTGCTCCTGTCAGCTTGGCGGGGTATATGTGGATGAGGAATAGAGGCAAGGATGTCTCTTCAAATTTTGACAAAATTGTTTGTGGGGATATATACGTCCCCAAAGTTAGTGTGACCCCCGTTACACCAGATTGTATCATTTTATACACTAGGTATAAATACTTATTGACAGCAAGAACTTTTTATGGTACTCGCGGGGACTAGTACATTTGTACTACCACTATCGCCAGGTATAAATACCTATTGACAAATCCCGCGTTATGTGGTAGGAACTGCACTAGGTATATTTACCTACTCGCGGGGATGACTAGGTATAAATACCTACTTGCGGGCATCTGTTTGCTCTCTGGTCGCTATATCTGGGTTTGGTAACATATCATTGCACTAACTGTGGATTATGTTATATTATAAGTATAAATACTTTATATTAGTTTTGCTTATGGTTTGATTGAGTATAAATACCTATAAGATTATATATAAGTTATGCTTATTTATGCTTGCTATAGCATAAGGGCAGCTGATGTATATTTTGATACAGTACATGTGTACTATTGTTACTTTTTGTAACATTGTATCATTTGATACAGTACATATGTACTACTTCAAAAGCTTTAGGATGGCCGCCACCATCGTCCGTGGCTTGAGCTGCCTTGAATTAATCTTATAAGTAAATGTCTTGATTTTAAAACAATACTTGACATACTCACAAAAATACATTATAGTATAAATAGTTAAGCAAATCACAACTTTTTTCAACTTAACTAAATATTACTAAATGTAACAAACAACTTGACAAGTCAAAACAT